CTAACAGTTGTTGATACTTCTATGAGGACTTCATAATTAACTTCTATGTTGTCTAATATTTTAATGAATGTATTCATGTCCTCTGAACCTAAACTAACATACCTTATTTTTTTGAAAAATTCATTCAATTCTTCATTAATCAATTCCCTATTATATGATTGGTTTATAGGTGATAAGTCCTCTTTTAGGATAGGGGGGTTCTTATTATTTCTATTAGTATATATGTAAACAATAAGGTCCCTTACATCTTTATAACGGATGAAACCATAAACTGTTTCCACACATCTATTAAATATAAAATCTCTACCTCTAGTTATCCGTCTACTTTTCGTCTGATAATCGAGGGACCATGTGAATTTGGTGTCTTTGATTAGGCGTGAGAATAGTATTATATGTGACACAACATGATTAGGTTGTAAAAATCTCAAGCAATACTCTTCTATCTCTGATAATTTCATGTTATCCACCTTATCTATAACATCGGAAAATTTCTTCAAATAGCGATTGTAACTAAAAAAAGATGGTTTTAATTTTTCAGTATACATTTTAGCATTCAAGACGTACAAAAATCTCTGTCCTACTAACCATAATTCAGGGTTCAATATCATTGATTTTAATTCATCATAATCAGTGCCCATTAGCAGATAACATAAAGGGTGAGAATCCGGTAAACCACAAAAATTTGGAGGAAGTAAATAATCAACTTCAGCTATAGGGGAACCATAAAAATACTTCACCATTGAAGTATTTATCTTTAAGGAGATATAAGCTTGTTGAAAATTGCAACCATTCATTATCATTTCAATGGTTTTTGATACTCCTGTTTTGATGTCATCCACGTAACCATTGTCTGTCGGTGAAATACTTATATTGGAAGTGAATTTAGGTGTAACAGGCAAGAAAACATTAAACAAGTATAACAGAGATGTTAATTCAAAATACTGTTGGGATATACAAGTTTTCTTTTTTGATAGCATATGATTGCAGCCTTTCATTATGATTTCATGTATTCCTGTTAATGTTATCAAACTATTTAAATTTTTATTTGATGATTTCCCTGCACTATCATCGCTATGAGCTACCAATATTATAGCTGTGTCCATGTTAGGTATATCATTTTTAGCATAAAAATCAGACACTTTATTAACAAAATAGTTTATATACAACTGGCATGAAGCATGTAATAAAGATGATAGGTAATTAAAGATGCCCATCATAAAACTATGGTTCATTTCAAATAAGTCAGCAGATTTCCCCTTTCCTAAATCTACATTTATATTCTGAATGTGGTAATTTCCTTTGTTTCTATTTTGTCCTTCAAAGACCTCGTGTTTGACAACCAAATATTTTTTAACATAATTATCCCAGAAATTTATAAATATAGCTATGAAAGGTTTAGGTAATATAAAACTCATCCCAGATATAAAATAATAATATTTAAATAAGTTAGAATGAGGAGCCCATCTCTTACAATCATAAGAATGATAAAAGTCTTTGTAATTTTTATTTTTACCTAATGATTCGAAGACCCTTTGATGTATCCATCTAGGCCTTTTATCACTTGGTATAGATATCATTTCATTTGGTAAATAGGAACAAAGTTTTTTAAAGAAAGATTCGATCACTTGCTGACGTGTTTTAGTTGGTAAGTCCATAACATAAATTTCACGTTCACCTCCTTTTTGAATCTTATGAACCATATGAAGACGAAAAGGTTTCTCAATATAATCCGCATATTTTTGCCATAAAGTAATATTTGATTCGGATAATAATTTTTGTTTCTCTATTACGGATTGGTCGCTTTTCAAAACGTCTATATTATATTGAATATTATAATCTTGTAATTCTGAAAAGATGACATCATATCCTTTTCTCCCAAAAAATTTGTTGTCCAATTCTACACCTCTTAACCCCGAAGTGTTAACTATATTTGTATAAGGTGATTTTAGTATGTTATTCAAATTATCCTCTAACTCGCCTAATTTAATACGATCTTTTATATAATCGCCAACAAATCTTCCAATTATCCAACATAATTTAGGATCAAAAGCGAAGTCTTTTGAAAATAAATCCTCGATGTAATTATCAGTCAATGTAACTGAAGTTTTTTCAAACTGACCTTTTAAATTTAGGTTCGAAGTTTCAGATCTGTATTTTTCAAAACTGCCTACAACATTATTGAAATCCTTAATTTGCTCATTTAATGAATCAACAGGTGCTTTAGACATTAATGCATTTAAATAAGTCCCAAAAACGAAATCAGACAAGTTTACAATATAAGTGTTAGAAATAGGGTGTTTGATTTCAATTTTCTCCTCACCTGTTATAAATTCATAAGATAAAATTCTTTTTTTAAGTTGAATTACTTGCTTATAATATGCCAACAAGTTCTTCTTAAGATTTAAAAATATTAGTATTTGGAAGCTATCCTTAGCACTAATTACTAAATCTTTTAGAAGACTAACATAATCAGTAAATACTGAGAAACAGTTCATTAAGACATATCTGGAATTATGTAGCAGAGCTTCAGTTTTCCTTCTTTGATGGAATGCAGCAAATATCTGGAAATTTAAATTCTTAAAGACTGAATCATACCTTTGACTACTTTGCAAACTGGCACTCATCATGTAATTTACAATCTTATGACAAAAGAACATTCCATCCACAACTAGAGTCTCATGCATTTGTTGCCAAGGTGTCTCTAAATAATGGAACCCATCTATATATCTTAAGGTACTGGACCCATTTTCTCCATGAATTATATTTGAAACAACAGGGTCGACTCTATATATTAATTTGTACCATCTACTTCTTGCATTCTTATAAATTTTTTGACCTCCTTTAACTAATAAAATACAAGATTCAGTCAAAAAGTCATACATGACGTAATTTCTTCCTAGGCTGGCGACTGATAAATAATGTAAAGAGCTACATAACTTCCCTACATTAACGGCATATTCATATAATTGAGTGCTTTTTAAATACATGTAATTAGGGTAAGAATTTTCTAAATACTTTATCTTCAATTTATATAAAGCATTAGGGTCAGGGGAAGTGTGATAATCTATAGTATCAAAAGTATGCGGGTCAAGTATATTAAATAAATGGTTGGTCAAAGCAGCAAATTTATCAAAGATTGAGCTTTCATTATACTTTTCACCTTCACTTAAATACATACCATTATTTAAGCTAGTAGAATTTTTCTTTTTTATATGGTTCATTTCTTCTTCAAATAAAGCAGAATGTTCTTGCTTTATTCTAACTGCAGCAATTCCTGATGATTTTGATATCCCAACTGATCGAACATGTTTCTGATAATTTCTATGTTTTTCTGTTCTCTTATTCTTTAATTCCAAGTAGTGTGGATCAGACTCTAGTTCACTCAAACTCTTTTTGGTTTGAATGAATGCGGTTAATTCATTTATTGATGATAAATACTCCTTATATAGATTTTCAGATTTAGGATCCTGTTGAATGGTAATCTTTCTATTGAAATTAATATAGATGCTCTCTAGAATTACTCTAGTAAAAGAGTGTTGAATGTGGTTACTAATGTTCAACAATTGTTCTTCAGTCATTTTACCTCTTCCAAGAATCATTGGGTACAAAAAACAATTCTTGTGCTTATAATACATATTTGTTCTAATTGTATTCATGGCATAATGTTGGTCGATATACACAGATAAAGCATTTTTAACCATATCCTCATCCATTATATTACTACATAGTAACATACTAGGTATCTCGGTTTCAACCCTTTCATTAAAATCAATGCTCTTTTTATTCAAGTTGAGGAACTTATCAGACACATAAGATATCATCTCATTCTCATAACCTGAAATATCAAATGGATACATGAAAGAATCAAAATCAAAAAGAATATTGCTTTTAGTCTCATAAGTACCAAGGAAACTAGGATCGCTTTCGTTATGAACATTTTTATCATATATAATCATAGATTTTAGTTCTTCAAGGAAAGACCTTTTATAAGTAATAGAGTCAGGCTTATTTCTTATTGTACGTTTTGAGCTCAACAATTTAGTATCGTAACTTAATTCCTTGCCCCTTTTGTTAATATAGATTACATAATTACTTTGAATGTTCATTAATCTCAGCATCTTAAACCATGCGGAGTTGTTTGCCCCATTAGTATGCTCTATGAAATTTAGTTCATTTTTTGATTCATCTACCACTAATTTCAACAAAACTTTGGATTCAACTTTCAATTTATCCATAAGCTTATGGTACTGTGATTTTATCAAATTCATGGCTTTAGTGCTAATACTAGTAAAATTGTAATGGTAGTCTTCTAAGATAGATTGATATTTAATACGCTGCTCAGCTTTAGGTTCTAAAAAACTTAAATTTTGGGTTTTGTATTGAAAAACGCAGTCAAAGTTCTCATTCTTATTTAGCGCAAAAGCAGAGAATTCATTAAGCGTCCTTTTAATGTGGGAAGTCAAAGTTATTATCCTGTCTATATAATAATTATACTGTTGGAGAGTTAACTTAGAGAATTTAAAGAAATCATTAGAGTTGTTTGCGTCATCTTCAAGTATTAAATAATGGGAATCCACCTCATAACCTAGGCCTCTTAGTTCATTTTCTTCCCTACTATATTTGCCTCCAGCGTCTAATTGTTTAAGTATCTGACCTCTATATACTTCTGAAGTTATAGAAAGCTCAATAATACTAACTTTTTTCCCACTAATAATTATATTATCGGGTGTTCTATTTGAGGATATAGGTAAAACTGAAGAAAACTTAATATCAGTAATATTATAACCTAGTGCCATAGCAAATGTGTTATGACGATATTTAAACATAAAAGATGATAAATCTATGCAAAAATTAAATAATTCACTCGAATTATCAAAGT